TAGATGAAAACAACCTAGACCAATTAAAGGAGATGCTATATGGCATGGTATAACGGAATTTTAGGAGGTATTGGATTACCCCCACCACCGCCACCACCCTATGCTTCATCGTTAATGAATTCGACATCGTCAACGTCACCATTGGGTAATCCGTATGCCGCAGCTCAGGCTAGAGGGTCTATTGTCGCAGTGAACAATCAGCAATCATACTTCGCAACCCCTGATACGGCTGTGTATGCGGTTAAAAACTATGCTGTTGCGATTGGTTGGTCAATGACACACCATCATTTACCTGCTGGGGTAACATCCGATGACCCAAAAATAGCCATGTTAAAGTTAATAGCTATTGGAGAAGTGCTTAAGGATGTAGGCGTTCGCACTTCGGATACGGACTTCTATGTCATGCGAGCCCCCGATGTCTAATCTACCGTTCACTCACGTGGTGTGCCTAGATGGAGAACCATATAAGAAATTTAGGTCGCTACGTGAGGCTAAATGGTTTACAGGCAATAAAGATAATGCTACGATAGTAGAACTACCTGTCGAAACGATAAAGAGCGTGTTCGATATATTAGAAGAAGCACCGTTTTAAAGGAACACAATGATATTATTTCAATGCTCGTTTATATCAGGCGTTATGGTAGGTCTAGAAGTTAGCTTTCAAGAGCCTTATATGCCCTATGACTATTCAATAGTTATAGATTTATTCATAGTAAGAATTGTTATACAGAAGATAAAGAATGTCGGACGACGTAGATAAAACACAAGAACGATTAGAGTTAGAAGAAACAATACGTAAGCGGTATCGTAAGCAAGAGGCTACGCCTATAAAGGGCATGGGCTATTGCTTGAACTGCGGTGAACCAATAAGAAAGGATTGGCGTTGGTGCGATCAAGATTGTCGTGACGATTATGAGCACCGAACAAATAAATAGGAGAGAGACGTGGTAATCACAGTGCCGTCAGTGGTGATAAACCACAACGCAAAAACAGCTATCGTGTATAAGCGTGGACGTAAGTTTATATACACCATAGCAATGAAGTCAGGCAAGTTAACAGTCACGAAGTTAACGGAGCAACAGTTTGAGAACTTAGGTTATAAATTGATGGACACCGCGATAGAACAAGCGGTGTTTCTTTATCTAAATCATGGAGGGGGCCATACCGACACAGCTAAGGCAGTGTTGTTGGGGTTGGCGGAGAGTATAAATGAACCTAATAACGATTGACTTTGAGACATACTACTCGAAAGAGTATGGGCTTAAGAAGTTCACCACGGAAGAGTATATACGTGACGAGCAGTTTGAAACGATTGGCGTTGCAGTAAAGGAGAACGATGGTGAAACTATATGGTTTAGTGGTAAGCATGCTGAAATCGCTACGTTTTTGGATAGGTATGATTGGGCTAACAGTTTTGTACTTGGGCACAATATGCGTTTCGACGCTGCTATTCTCAGTTGGCAGTATGATATACACCCTCGTGGACTGTTCGATACTATGGGTATGGCGCAAATTCTTCACGGCCTAACCGAGTCAGTATCCCTATCCAACTTAGCTACCTTATATAACATCGGTGTCAAGGGCACGGAAGTATTGGATGCGTTGGGTAAGCACCGAGTAGACTTCACACCACAAGACCTACACCAGTATGGGCAATACTGCAAGAACGACGTTGACTTAACCTATGAGTTGTTTAACAAACTCAAGGATAGGATAGCGCCTATGGAGATGCGCTTGATTGACTTAACAATCAAGATGTTCTCTGAGCCTAAGCTAGAGCTAAACAAAGGGCTATTGGTGCGTCACTTGATGGATGTCAGGGACAAGAAAGAAAAGCTACTGGCATCGGCTGACGTAGATAAAGAAGACCTGATGAGTAACCCTAAGTTTGCGGAGTTACTTAGACAGCAAGGTATCGAACCGCCTATGAAGATTAGTCACACCACAGGCAAGGAAACGTTTGCCTTTGCTAAGACAGACGAGGAGTTCAAAGCCCTACTCGAACACGACAACCCTATAGTGCAAGTGCTAGCCACTGCTAGGCTGGGTAACAAGTCTACGCTAGAGGAAACTAGGACAGAGAACTTTATTAACATAGGTAATCGTGGGCTACTACCTGTTCCACTTAAGTATGCAGGGGCTACTGTATCGCATCGATGGTCAGGTGTGGATGGTATCAACCTCCAAAATCTACCCCGCTCCTCACCCTTACGTAATGCGATATGTGCGCCTAAAGGTATGAAGCTAGTGGCAGCTGACTTGAGCAACATCGAGTTACGGTTGGCGTATTGGTTCGCTAAGTCATACAGTAAAATCGATCAAATCAATAACGGTATAGACTTGTATAAACAATCCGCTGCGGAGATAACGAATACACCCTATGACGAAGTTGACAAAGACTTACGGTTTATATTTAAGGTAGTCAACCTATCAGGTATTTACGGTGTTGGCGCAGCTAAGATGCACAGCATACTGAAACAAGGTGGTGTAAACAAAAGTCTAGACGAAGTTAAACGTATTGTGTATGCGTATCGAGATGCTAACCCTGAGTTAATTCGTGCATGGGCTGATGCTGGCACTATGCTTGAGGCAGTGCGTGACAATAAGAACTACAGCATGGGTAACGGCAACATCATAAGTAGTATAGAGCATGGCATGATGAAGCCTAATGGCATGGCGCTTGGCTTACCTAACCTACGCAAGATACGCGGTGAAGATGGTAAGGAAGCGTGGGTCTATGATAAGCTGATGGGTCGTTCGCTTATACCTGAATACATACACCCGTCTAAAACATTCCAACGATGTATACAAAGCCTAGCACGTGACATCATTGGTGAACAGTTAGTAGCGGTGGCTAAGAAGTATAACGTCGTGATGACCATTCACGATGAGTTGGTGATGCTATGCCCCGAAGATGATGTCGACAATTGCATAGCGTATGTGACCAAGTGCATGACTACGGCACCTACATGGTGTCCTGACTTACCACTTGGTTGTGAAGTAGGTGTTGGTGATAACTATGGAGAGGCTAAATAATGTCAAAACAATCAGATATTTTAGAAAGAGAGCGGTCAGCAAGGAAGAAAGCTGAGATAGATGCTGAAGTAAACACAAACAAAGAGATTGTGTATAACTATGTTGCTGCGCGTAAAGATGTGCTAGCAACACCGTGTGTTACCGAGTTGGAGTTCTTTGCAAAGGGTAAGGCATACCTAGAGTGGCTAGCACTTAGAGGGCACTTGACTAGGGTTAAGAAAACAGTGAATGGTGCTCGTCAGTATGTGTATAACGCAGCGATACCCTACGTGAAACCTGTATCGGACATACCTGATGTTGCTACTACCAATGCCGACAAACTTGTGCAGAGTGTCACTAGGGTGTTTAAGTTAATGGATCGAGAAAAACAAGAACCAATGACAAAAGCCCAACGAGAAAAGGCTAGAAGTTCGTCTATCGGTAACATGCAGAGTAGTATGAACATGTTTGGGAGTTGGTGATGGAAGATATTCATTATTTTAGGCTAGGGTATTACGTTAATAAGGTAGCAGCCGACGATATGTCGGAAGAAGAAAAGGGTAGAGTAATAGCAGGGTATTACCTAATGCTAGATAAAGAAGCCGAACGTGATGCGAGGGACAGAGCCAATGGTAAATCTAGTTATTGAGTATATCCAATGCTATTGGCAAGCCTTTGGGTTGGGTATGTTATGTATGTATTTATTAGGAGAGATGTATGAGCGACGGAATGACAGACATGTTTGAGGAAGAAAACGCACTTAAGAAACAGATTGGTGGTAATCACTATGCAAGCATGGCGATACAACCAGTAGAGTTTATCGTAGAGAATGAGTTGGGCTTTCTCGAAGGCAACATAGTTAAGTATGTATGCCGACACCACGCTAAGAATGGCGCAGAGGATATCAAGAAAGCAATCCACTACTGCGAGTTATTATTACAAACTAAATACGGAGCAAACAAATGACCCAAGAACAAGTAGAAGACGCACTAAAGGCCATGCACCACGGCTTACTTAACATGCAAGCTAGGCTCGATGACCACGAGAAAGTGCTTGAACAGTTGATGATGGTAATGCAAAACCTAACAGCAGGCCAAGTACCAAACGGCTTTAGACAACCAAAGAAAGGAAACCAAAATGAAAGTGAAACGGACAATGCCTAGGTGGGTATGGTGGAAAACAGGTGAGTGTGTAGTTGAAGTAATTAAAACAGGACACTTCCCGACTACCATAATAGGCAAGCTACCTAGCGGTAAAGAGTCAGAGATAGACATTGATGAACTTGATGTACATAACGATGGGGTGGAACTATGAGTGTAAAAATAAAATTTACCACACATAACGAAGTAACAAATGCCTTGTTTAAGCCTGTTCCTATCAAATCAGTCTTTCCAAAATGGTACAAAGAATTAGATACTGAGCAAAATAATTGCCCATTAAATAAAGTATTTTCTTACTACGAAGGTAAACCTAAAAGAACGGCAAAGGCATGTATACCTTTAAGAGATTATATGTCATCGGGATATTTATTAGTCACTCAAGGGGATATTGTAATTAACTCTGATGTTGGGGAAGATAATTTTTCATTTTATAAAACTAACTATGCTATGGAAAACCCTCACCCTTACAAGCAACTTCCATTGTCTACAAATGGAGAGCCTAACAAATATATTAAATTTGGAAATGACTGGACAATTACCACTCCAAGTGGATATTCATGCTTGTTTTATCCGCCTGAAATGTTTTTTGAGGATAGGTTTAGAGTGTTGCCTGGAATTGTAGATACTGATGTATACGATAATCCTGTTCAATTCCCTAGTCTATTATTAAAAGGGGGCGATTTTATTATTAAAGCGGGTACACCTTTAGTGTGTGTATTCCCATTTAAACGAGAAAACTATACGCATGAATGTGTATTAGAAGAGCGAAGGAAACGAACAAAAATTGAAGCTTATCTGTATGACGCATACCTAAGAATATTTCACCACAAGAAACATTACGATTAACTTTAAGGGGCGAGTAATGAAAATCACATTAGACTTATCAGACACAACGCAGTTAGCCGAGATACTGGACGCCATAGTAGGCGCACACTTGAAGTCAAGTAGGAGACAGATAGTTGACTGGCACTCAACCCACCCCGACGACGTGGAGTACGACACCAAAGTAATAGGGGCATTGGATACAGTAATTGCATACTTTACAGGAGATGATGATGCCGTGTAATCAAGATTGTGAGCAAGGCCGTAAGTGTGACTGCGGACGTGATAGAAGCGTAGACCGTGCTACTGTGGTTGTAGCAACGTTACTACTTATCTGTATAGTTTCCATTGGATTTGGAGTTTATAAACTTTTTAATGGAAACAAAGGGCAAGAGTGCGCTGTGACGTTGCAGTTTGATAATAACGTTAAGGCAACTTATATAGGTAAGACTGTTTGATATATCACTTTTTTGCGTTTAATTCGTAATAGACAAAAAAGTTTGTGTTGAATAAACGGTTTAAAATTACACACAAGTCTACACTATTAGTTTAGTTTTGAACTAAAAACGCTCACATAGTATACAAAATAGGAAAAATGTAAACCATAGGATACAGATATGAAAATAGAATTGATTGGTGACTTGATTGACCAACCCGATGGCAGTGCCATAGCCCAGCTGGACGTGGACGAGGAAGGTAAGATGTACCTAATGCAACAAGGTTTTGAAGCGTTGATAAGGCGAGGGCTTGATAGGGCTAAGAAGGAGAAAGAAAATGGCATCACGAAATGATGTAACAGGCGACTTAATAAAAAGTCGGAAGAACAGCAAAGAGTTTGAAGATAACTTTGACAAAATCTTTAGGAAGAACAAAGACCCACTATGTGATGTGTGTGGTAAGAGTTTAACTGCTACAAAAGAATGCGCGTGGACTGGATGCCCCCTAAACTGGGACGAGGCTCGCGTAGATATCATAGGACAGAACGGCCCGACGGGTGAACATTACGAGGAAGAAAAATAATGGCAGGTTTAAAAACATGGTCGTATTCGGCTGCTACTACATTCGAGAAGTGTCCGAAACAATACTTCCATCTTTACGTAGCCAAAGATATAAAGCAAGACCCTAATACAGAACACTTTCTGTATGGTAACGAAGTTCACAAAGCTGCTGAGTTGTATGTGCGAGACAATGTCCCACTACCTGAAAAGTTTTGGCAGTTTCAGCCTTCGTTAGACCGACTAAAACAAATCCCAGGTAAGAAATACTGTGAGCACAAGGTTGGCTTAACGCGTGACCTACAACCTACAGGCTTCTTTTCCGATGACGTATGGTGGCGCGGTGCGATCGACTTGCTCATCGTGAACCCTGAAACAAAGACAGCTACGGTTATCGACTATAAGACAGGTAAGTCTAGCCAGTATGCCGACACTCGTCAGTTATCTCTATTAGGTGCAGCAGTGTTTAAACACTTTCCCGAGGTAGAGGTAATCAAGTCAGGCTTAGTGTTTTTAGTCAGCAAAGAAATATTAAAAGAAGACTATAAAATGGATAACTTCGATGATATGATAGGCGAATGGGATACCCTAATCAAACGGTTAGAGACAGCTTATGATACCAACGTATTTAATGCCGCTCCTAACTTTGCGTGTAAACGGTTTTGCCCAGTACAAAGTTGCCAACATTGGGGAAAATAGATGGCTAGAGATTACCAAAGAGAAAACGAGCTGTATAAGAGTAAGCCCGACCAAATAGCTAAACGTGTTGCACGTAATAAAGCAAGGCGTGAAGCTATACGGGATGGACGTGTTAAGAAAGGTGATGGTAAAGAGATTGACCACATTATTCCACTATCCAAAGGAGGCAGTAACGACAAATCAAATACTCGTATCCGATCAAAAAGTAAGAATAGTAGCTTCAGCCGAAACGCTGATAACAGTGTGAAAAAGAACACACCTAAAAAGTAACAGACGGTCCGCAAGGCATGAGTGCGTTAACCATGTCAGTTAATAATAGGAAGTCCTTTCGAAGTTTACTCATACCTAGGTATTAACCGAACACCCACGAGACGGGTTAAATAGGCTGGCCACACATCTCTCCGTGGTCAGCCTATTTTCTTTACATTTCCAAAAAACCATGTATACTAAGTAACCCGCATCTTAAACACATGATAAGTGACTTACACATGGAAATCTATAAAGACAAAGCCTTAATAGTAAACACTCGCCGTCCTGAGTTAATCCTTGACAAGATACCTAAGAGTAAAGTTGTCAAGGCCTACGATAACGGCATTACCCAAGTGATTGTTAACTGGGAACTGGACGAGGTACTAACCTTGTCATCGATGCGCATTAAGAATGCCCCATCACCCATAACAAAAGAATACAAATGGCCGGGTGTACACACGCCGTTTGACCATCAAAAGACCACCGCGCAATTCTTATCCGCTAACCCTAGGGCTTACTGCCTATCTGAAGCAGGGACAGGCAAGACCTCTGCTGTGATATGGGCTGCCGACTACCTGATGAACAAAGGTAAGATTAAGCGTATGCTAGTGGTATGCCCCCTATCTATTATGCAAGCAGCGTGGCAGTCAGACTTCTTTAAGACAGCGATGCATCGAACAGTAGCCGTAGCTTACGGCACCGCAGAGAAGCGTAAGGAGATAGTCAAGGGTACCGCAGAAGTGGTCATCATCAACTACGATGGTGTGGAGATTGTCGAGAAGGAAATTAAGGCAGGCAACTTCGACTTGATAGTGGTTGACGAAGCTAACTATGTTAAGACAGTTACAACCCGTAGATGGAAGGCGCTCAACAGGGTGCTCCAACCTGACACATGGCTGTGGATGATGACAGGTACGCCAGCATCTCAATCACCAGCCGATGCCTATGGCTTGGCTAAACTTGTCAACCCAGCATCCGTGCCTAAATACGCTGGCACATTCAAAGATATGGTGATGCAGAAGATAAGCCAGTTCACATGGATACCTAGGTTCAACGCACAAGACATCGTATTCAAGACCTTGCAGCCAGCGATACGCTACACCAAGGCCGATTGCCTAGACTTACCTGACGTCATGTATCAAACGCGTGACATACCTCTTACAGCACAGCAAGACAAGTATTACAAAAAGCTTAAGAAAGAGTTCTTCATTGAGGCTGCTGGGGAAGACGTTACCGCAGTGAACGCTGGGGTTATGCTCACGAAGTTGTTACAGGTATCTAGTGGTGCTATATACGCTGACTCCCGTGAGATTATCGAGTTTGACATGAGTAACCGCATGACTGCGCTCAAAGAGATTATCAATGAGGCCAGTCACAAAGTTCTCATATTCTGTCCGTTTAGGCATAGTATAGACAAGATTATGTCCGAGTTGAATAAGGACAAGATACCCTGTGAAGCCATACATGGTGATATCAACATGACCAAGCGGTCGCAGATATTCAAAGACTTCCAAGAGAACAAAGACCCTCAAGTATTGGTTATCCAACCGCAAGCTGCGTCACATGGCGTTACGTTACACGCTGCGAACGTAGTGGTGTTTTGGTCACCAGTGATGTCGGTGGAAACCTACATACAATGCTGCGCTAGGGTCGATCGCGCTGGTCAGCGAAACCCGATGAC